CGTTAGATTACACGCTAATCAAAAAACCTCACACCATTGAAACATTCAATGAACAACAGGTGCGTGAGTTCATGGCCTGCGCTGATCCTGTTACAGGACCAGAATATTTCATGAGTAACTTTTTCTACATACAACATCCAGTGCAAGGGCGTATGTTGTATAAGCCTTTTGAATACCAGAAAAAGTTAATACACACCTATCATAATTATAGATTTAGTATCAGCCTAATGCCACGTCAAACTGGTAAGTCAACTTCCGCAGCTGGCTATTTGTTATGGTATGCCATGTTTGTGTCAGATGCCACAGTACTGGTAGCAGCGCACAAATATACTGGCGCACAGGAAATCATGCAGCGTGTGCGCTATGCTTATGAAAGTGTACCTGATCATATACGTGCTGGTGTTACCAGTTATAACAAAGGCAGTTTAGAATTTGACAATGGATCACGCATAGTAGCACAGACCACAACAGAAACAACTGGTCGTGGTATGTCAATATCCTTGCTCTACTCTGATGAGTTTGCTTATGTGCGACCCACCATTGCCAAAGAATTTTGGACATCCATATCACCAACTTTAGCCACTGGTGGTAAGGCCATTATCACATCTACTCCCAATTCTGATGAAGATAAATTTGCAGAAATTTGGAAAGGTGCCAACAAGTGCATTGATGAGTATGGTAATACCACAGAGCTAGGTATAAATGGTTTCAAGGCCTACAGAGCTTATTGGAATGAACACCCGGACAGGGATGAACAATGGGCTGCAGAACAACGAGCACAGCTAGGTGATGAACGTTTCAGACGAGAAATGGACTGTATCTGTGGTGAATCTGTTATAACAATTAAATGGCCCAATGGTAAAGTCGAAGATATCTCTATATATGATCTTGAAAAACTGTTGAGTTTGTAATTTTCGACGAAACAGCTAAATAATAATATGAAAACACATAAACATCATATTATTCCTAAACACGCAGGCGGAACAGACGATCCATCTAACATTGTTGAACTAACAATTGAACAACATGCAGAAGAGCATCGTAAACTGTATGAAGAATATGGGAGAATTCAAGACAAAGTTGCTTGGTTAGGTTTAGCAAAATTGGCACCATATTCAGAACTAGTTTATCTTTTAAATTCTGAAAGAATGATGGGAGAAAATAATCCAATGTATGGAAAACCTGCCCCTAATAGGGGGGTTAGCAGACCTGGAGTCGGTGGTAGAAAAAAAGGCACTGGTTGGTCTGAATTAGAAAGAGCAAAACACGAGCTAGTTAGATCTGCACCTGGATATTATGATTATACAAAAGATCCTATACGTCGAGAAAAAATTAGTAAAGCAAACAAAGGACGTAAAGGATCTGCTGAAGGAAAAACTTGGTTTAACGACGGAAACACTGAAACATACTGTTTCGAATGTCCAGAAGGATTTGTTAAAGGGCGTAAGCCTAGGGCAAGCACAAAACAAGGGTTGCTATGGTATAATAACGGTATTGTAAACAAACAATATAAGTTAGGTGCACAACCAGAAGGGTTTATCCGTGGACGAATTACTAAAAAATAAATTAAACATCGAAGTACTTACTGATTCAGGGTGGAGTAAATTCGATGGATTAATTGTTAAAGGAACAAAAGATACAGTAGTTATTAAAACAACTAAATCTACGATTAGTTGCACCTTAACACATGAGTTCTATTTAACCTCAATGGCTAAGGCTCAAGCAATGGCATTAAAACCAGGAGACGAAATCCAAGGGAGGTCCGGTACTCATACAGTGGTGTCGGTTGCCTTAAGTAAACCTAAGATGGTATACGACTTATTAAATGTTGATAAGAATCATCGATTCTATGCTAATAATATTTTGGTTTCTAATTGCGAATTTCTCATATTTGATGAGACTTTGATAGCCCCAACTACTTTGATTGACCTTGAAGGTTCTGAACCCATCGAACGCCAAGGGCAAATACGTTGGTACAAAAAGCCACAGCGTGGCTCAACATATGTGATAGCCTTAGATCCCAGTTTAGGTACAGGTGGTGATCCTGCTGCTATACAGGTGTTAGAGCTGCCCGGTTTTATACAGGTAGCCGAGTGGCAGCACAATCGTACTCCTGTGCCAGGGCAGATTAATGTGCTCAAAGAAATCTGTAACTATATCTATGAAATCGTTGGCTCAGAAACTGATATCTACTACAGCGTAGAAAATAACACCATTGGTGAAGCTGCGTTAATCTGTATTAACGAAGTAGGAGAAGAAAACATACGTGGTGCTTTTCTCAGTGAACCGGCGCGAATTGGAAATGGACGTAGATATCGCAAAGGTTTTACTACAACAAACAAAAGCAAATTAGCAGTGTGTGCCAAATTGAAAACCATGATTGAATCTGGCAAGTTGACCATAAACAGTCGAAACTTAGTCAGTGAACTCAAAAACTTTGTGGCAGCAGCAGGTAGCTTTGCTGCCAAGCCCGGGGAAACCGACGATCTAGTGCTCAGTATGTTGTTGGCCATGCGTATAACACAGGTGCTACAAACCTTTGATCCTGCCATTGATAGTAAAATGAAAGACAGTTTTGATGACATCATGGAACCCATGCCCTTTATCATGGTCAGCTAAATACTTAAATTGTCTACAAAGGCACCAACATGCGTAATATTGAAAAGATAGCTGAGGAACTGTTTAACAAGATCCGCAGCAGGTTTGAGCGAGTAACCATTGGGGATGAGGAAGGCAAAGCCACCGACGACCCACGAGCAGCTAGATTTTATAACTTTGATTATATCAGCAGGGACGGCACCAACTACGGTGAAATCACTGTAAGTATTGTTGATGGTAAAAGTTTAAAGATTACATTTAGCCAAGGCATGGTACATGGCTTTGACCCAGACCAAGAAGTTGAATGGGAAAACTTTCTACGCAACATGCGAAAATTTGCACGCCGCAACATGATACAATTTGATGTACGTGATATCAGTCGCAGCAATCTCACACAACGAGATATTGATCAACAAGTAACCAATACTGGATCATACACAGCCAAAGAAAAACCAGTGACCGAAGCTGTACAATGGTCTGGAACCACACGCACCAGTATCCAGGACTTTGGTGCTACTAGAATAATTGTGCGCCACACCGAAGCTGTCAACGAAGAATCACCTGGTGCCCGTAGTCGTAAAATAGAAAGCATGTTTATTGAAACTGCTGAAGGTGAGCGTTTTCGCATGCCTTATAACAGACTCAGTCTTGGGCGTGCCATGGCACAGCACCTAGCACATGGTGGGCGTATCTACGATGATGCTGGTGAACACATTGTGGGCATGGCTGAAGAAATGAGCAACTTGTCCTTTTTCGTACGCAATACTCGTCATCGTACCTTTGAAGATGCCGAAACACAAGGCATGGTCGAAGCCGCTGTAGAAAGATATCAAATTTTGAAAAACAGTCTACGTGGCATGGTCAGCACTCGTGGATATCAGCGTTGGGCCGAAGCATTTAAGCCCAGCGTGCCAGCTGACGAGCAGTATGACATCGAAGCTCTCAAAGAGCGTTTTGTTAAGAAAATGTTTGACGATCGTTTAACCGATGCGCTGCCTTATGTGTATCGTGCTTATCAAACTCGCAGCGCAGAACAGGCCAACCCATTGGTACGTGAATTTCAAGGTTGGGCTGAACAAATTACGCAAGAAGCCAGCGCACCCGAAACAGCTGATCCCGACCAACTAAGCAAATTACTAGCACAGCCCTTGATTGCTGGTCCAGACGGCTTAGACGCTATTGCTGCTCTAAGTGGAGTCATTGACAATGAAGACCTAAATGACCAAATACGCCAAGCAGTCACAGTCAGTGGTCCAGACGCAGATGTACGTAGAGTAATTGATCAATGGTTCGAACGTAACCTCGACAGTTATACCAGCATGATGCCGGCTGAGACTCCGCCTGCGGCCGAACTGCCCACTGAGCCCGAACCAGAGCCTCCTTCTAATCCGGCTCGCGCCGAAAGTGTGGATGCACTGCGTAGATTGGCAGGATTGACTAGAAAATAACCCTGTTTTATAACGGTAAGATTTTTCTATATTTTATCGTTGACAAGCTAAATAATAATGTTATACTGTGCATGGTGCAGAGTATATCTAGGCACTTAACAAAGACCATCTTAAATTAAAGGAATATTCATCATGGCAACTACATTAGCAGAAATTCGTGCAAAACTTGCAGCAGCTGAGAACCGTGGCTCAACTGGTTCAACCAACAGCGATGGAGCTATATACCCGCATTGGAACATCCAAGAAGGTACCAGCGCAAAAGTAAGATTCCTTCCTGACGCAGATCCCAAGAACACATTCTTCTGGGTCGAACGTGCAATGATCAAGTTACCCTTTGCTGGTATCAAAGGTCAAGCCGATAGCCGTCCTGTGATTGTTCAAGTACCCTGTATGGAAATGTATGGTAAGGATACACCTTGCCCGATTCTAGCAGAAGTTCGTACTTGGTTTAAAGATCCAGCACTAGAGGACATGGGTCGTAAGTACTGGAAGAAAAAATCCTATCTGTTTCAGGGTTTTGTGCGCGAAAATCCCATGTCGTAGGTTTATTATCAGCCCACAAATCTTTAACCTTATCAAAGGTTCATTGATGGATCCTGATCTTGAGCATCTTCCCACCGATTATGAGATGGGTCTAGATTTTACCATCAGCAAAACCAGCAAAGGCGGGTATGCTGACTATAGCACTAGTAAATGGGCACGTCGTGAGACGGCATTGGCTTCAGCAGATCTAGCAGCTATCGAGAAACATGGACTATTCAATTTAACTGAGTTTCTACCCAAGAAACCTGGTGACGTAGAGCTGCGTGTGATCAAAGAGATGTTTGAAGCTTCAGTAGATGGCCAGGAGTACGATGTACAACGTTGGGGTCAATACTACAAGCCTCCGGGTTTGGACACAGGACCAGCCCCAGCAGCCACTGATTCGCCAGCACCAGCGCCAGCCGCCCAGGCCCGCGCCTCTGTAGAGGACGTTGTTGTTGATGATGACGATGCAGCACCTACTGCTCCAGTGGTGGCTCCTGCGGCCGAATCTAAAACTTCTAGCCAAAGAGCAGAAGATATTTTGGCGATGATTCGCAACCGTAACAAGTAATAAGCAGTATAGGGACGGGTACCTACCCGTCCCACCCATCTACTAGGAGCCCGTTATGGCAAAATCTCAAAAGATTAATGAGAACTATTCTCTAAATTTCTCCAGCCGCGAAGACGGCACCGGAGACACAGTCATGGACTGTAACATAAACTTTGATAACCCACGTGATGATAGTACTGTCATACACAGACTGAATACTTGGCTACAGGCCATTGGTAGGACTGAAATCGTAGTCCAACCACGAGAATATCCTAAAGGAGTCAAATAATGGCAAAACCGTTTGACCTTTCAAAATTCCGCAAAAGCATAACTAAGAGCATTGAAGGCGTTAGCATTGGATTTAACGACCCTACAGACTGGATTTCCACCGGAAATTACGCCT